CAATTATGAACAGACGTTCGACCAGCCTGAAAAGTGCCAAAGGCGACAGGCTTAAAGAACCGAAGGAATTAATCCCAACGGTTAAGAGTGTATATCTTTATTCGCTTATAACCGTCGATACCGGGGAGCGTGTCCGAAAGGAAAACGCGACCTCCTTCAGCTTTCCTCGAGTAAAGAGAATCCGAACGCTCAGGGCGGAAACCGCCATGAGACCGAATATGAGATAATCCCAAAAGGGCCTCTCGTAAATGGTCATCGTTTAGATCTCCCTTCACATAGATAGAGTAAGAAGGATACACATAGTCGGCCCCAAGAGCGTAATAACGCTTGCGAGGCTTGTAGGTGTAGGTTTCGAAAGTCACGCCAGACCAACCAAGATCCCGATTTAAAGGAGACGGTGTAAAATCACCCAAAAGGTGACCATCACCATACCCGTCGGGGCCGAAGATTTGAAGACTTTCGTCTATGAATCCTCGGACAATCTCGGCTGGCTCGGGCTGCATCGCTCGCGCATAGAAATTATGCAGAACGAAGCATGTGTGACCCGATAAAGGCTCCTTGACAAAGCAAGGGCGAACATCGATACCCCGATAGTAGTCCTTTCCGCAGCTTTCGCGGAACTCACCATCCCAAAAGCTCTTTTTCCCGTTGACTGCAAAACCGCAAGCGGTTAAGCATTCGATGAGAAGGGGAACCGCATATACTGGGACGATAATATCGTCCCCGTATACAGCGACCTTGGGAAGGTCTTCCTTGTGGACGCAACCTTGAACGATTGCGTAAAAGAGCAGAGTCTCCAGGGGAAAAGTAAAACCGTTCCCCATCGAGGCAAAGCACTCCGACTTGAACACGGAACCATCCTTGGTAACGAACTCACGAGATCTAAAAGATCTCAAGAGGTCCCACCAATCAAATGGTAACATGCTCTCGACGAAACCACAGGAAATGAGGTCAGAGGCACTACTCAGGTCCAGTGTTGCTAAAGCACCGGTGATTGACCCTTCACGGGCCAACCTTTGATTGCGGGTTTGGTCCCGCAAATCAATACCTGCCATGCGCAGACGATCCGATATATGATCACCAATCCCTAGCTGGACGAAACCGTCCAGCGTCGGAGCTTTGGTGATCTTCCGGAAAGTCTTTGCATTCTTCGGGACGAATTCGACCACCTCGCGACTCACGTCGCAAGGCGGCAATGGAGCCTGATCGGTCGTATAACCGAACCAATCAGGACATTCCGCAGCGAGATCTCTGAAAAATCTCTCTGCGGTTTCGCCACGACAAAACCTCTGTGCCAACTTACGTCGGACAGAAGCATCCCTCTTTTTTACCTGTGTGGTAGCACCAGGTCCGAATCTAAACTTAAAGTCTTGAAAAGATGGGACATCTCCAAGGATGTATGCGATTTTCCGCTGAGCCGAATACAATACCGACTCAACGCGCGGGAGAAAATAGAATCCTCCCGCGGCATACTTCCTGAAGAGCTCATTCGATTCTCGACATTTAGACTCAGACCCCAGGAAAGTCTCCCAAGCAGCTTGAGATTTATCAATACCGATGTCAAGATCCTGCCTCTTCGAGAAGAAGGCAGTAACTTGACGAAGGTGGAGATAATCCTCAGGATTGCCATTTACGGAGACTTCGTGGAGGCACAACGTCTTCAAGTCCCCTTCTAGCAATGCTAGCATGAGAACCTCGAAGTCGTCGCTCGGGTGGTTAACCTGAGACATGTGCCAATGGGCCAGGAGAAGGAGAACCTGGTTACTTTCACTCGTCTCGCTCTTTTGATCCCAGCGCGTAAAGCGCATGATGAACTCCATAAGAGTTAAAGGGTTTAAAAGACGGGGCCGAAGCTAACGGCCAAAACCTCGCATAGAAAGAGTCAGTTAAGGCTCATGTCGGTGCGAAGAGGTTGTCGACGAGATCCGGCAGCGGCCCAGAAGTAGCAGCCGCGACAGAAGTCGAAATGTTGCCAGCAACATTCACGAGAATCTGTCGCGCCAAGCGACGACTGGTGACGGTAGAACGACGGCTCGAAAAGGCGGTAAACACCATTTTGTCGGTGTAAGCAACCTTCGGAGCAGCAGTATAACCGGCCGCATTCTGGTTCGTAACGGTCTCCATGACCGGTACTCCAACAGAAAACTCTGACTTGACCACGCCGTTTTTCAGGTTAGTCTGCTTTGCAGCAGCCCAAACTTGAGCCTCGACAGGGACAGAAGCCAGAGCCTCACGCCAGTAGGCCTCCACAGAGTCACCGGATCGGGTAACCGAAACGGCTTTCAAAGTGTGGGTAACTGGTGTGCCGGCGCCGTCAAAGACGACGATATCGCTTATGGCAGCCATAAGTAGCTTTCGAACAGGTTTTGGAAAATTGCCCGAACTTACGAGAAGCTAGCGCGAGCTAGCAAACTTGGAAGTAAGAAGAGCAACAGCGTTGGCACAGTGCTGCCAAGAAGCCACCTTCGAGAGAGGTTTCATGTTAGGCGAAGGGAATTGCAAAGATTGCGAAACACTTCGAGTACATGTAATCTTCATCGAACGATAGTTCGGTGAGACTAACAGCTCCCAGGTCCCGGGTAAACCCCCGAACCCAGAGCATGTAAAGAACTCACGAGAGGTGACAGTAGTGACGAACGTACCGGAAACCGAGGACGAAAGACCTCGGGCAGCTAAATAGTTGCCAATTGGGATAAACCAATCGGCAACAAAGGAGTACGGAAGTAGCTCCCACGCTATAGCTGCAGGATCTATGAGACCGTAGAGACCGGGCACATTCACCTCGGTAACGCGGGCGATAAGCTGTGCTCTCGACGAAGCGTCGAGAGTATAGGCTCCACCTGCGCCAACCCAGGGGTGAATGTAGTCAGGCTTCATGGGCTTCTTTCTCCTAACCTTGTACGTCTTGACATAGGGGTCATTGAGATGCTTGGCTAATGCTTCAGCACCTCCTTGAACATCCTTTATCAAGGGTAACCATCCGTACTGCAGCTCGAGCCACTTATCCGCGATAGCTTTTCCCGCGTTGGTTCCTTTCGGATCAATACGGGCTTTGCCACGAGGAGCAGCGGTTCCAAGCAATTTAGCGACTTCAACAAAGTCACCCTTTTTCGCGGCCTGCAAGGATTTACGTATGCGAATAGCAGTGTTTCCGATCAAGGACAAGGCTTCTTTTCCTTCTGCAAGGAAAATACCCATGTCAAAATCAGAACCTGCTATCTGCTCACGTAACTTGCCAACCAGTCCAAGAGTGTCGTTGTTGGTCCATCTTGTGAGGTAATCGATATTGTACCCGTCTCCCAAATTCTTCCTATATCCCCTTACGGAGAAATATTTATCATTTGGGATAGGCGAGTTCGTTTGTATGTATGTAAACATACTATTCGACCACATATCGATGGACATGTCATAAGGATGGTCGACCTGCGTCTTACGACGCGGGGAATGTCTCTCAGCCCAACGCTCGCGATAACTCACTTTCGGGGGACTCGGCATAGCCGTGTTCCCGTCAAAGGGAATTTTCTCGAAGTAGCGCTGAAAGATCGACGCCGGAGGCGTCGAGGGGTAGTCACTCCCATACCAATCCTTGCGATAACTCATACCCACAGCGTCTGTACCTGCAACGGGCTGATAACTCCCGTCGTAGAGCCAGACATCGTATTGCTGAGTTGCAACGGTTCGGTTGTCGATTTTTGTACCAAACGTCATAGGCAGCCTTTCGACACCTCCAAAAGAGGAGTAGTCGGGGTCGTTAAGACCCAGAAGGATCCCTTCTTCAGAGCAGGTTGAAGGTGGAGATCAAGGAAAGAGAGCTTGCAGAGTTCCGATGAGAGAACGAAGCTGCTGGACATTGAGCCCAGTAGGATCCGTCTCAAAAGCGGCACTTCGCGAGATCTTCCCACGATTCGCATAGTCACGCAAGCGTTGCTGCATCGACCTTACGGTAGACGCAAGACGCTCGCGGGCAGTGCGATCGTATTCGGCAGCCGCATCCGCGATAAACTTAGAACGGCGAGCTCGCTCTTGACGAATTTCTTCGTGAAGAGCTTGATCCGCCGCAATAAGCGAATTGAGGCGTGTGGAGTCGAACTTGGTAGCCACGATAGACCTTTCTCAGAAGGAGGGG